GTGATAATTTATTTTATTTCTCCGATGATTTCAGCGTTATCGTTGATCATAAGCTGCGTCAGAGTATTTATTCAGAGCATGACGAAAAATCGCTCATTTTTGTTCAAGATGTTTGGCCGCGTCTTGAAATGAAACAATGGTCAGCAGAACAAAGAAATGAAAATCAATCACTAGAAACAACATCACAACAAATCATAACATACGACAACGAGACAGAGATTGTAAAGGAGCATATTCCCGCTCAGAAAAGTCTGTCAGAAGAAAAGTTTTACCAATTTGAGGAAATACGTGATCATACAGTGCGAGACATTGTCAGCCGAGTCTACACAATTGCGAACATCACAGTTCCAACAGGTGGTTTACCGGGTGATATTCTATATACTTTTGATCCTTTAACAGCATTATTGGGACAAGCTAATGTAAGAGCGAAGTTGGCACGATTTGGTGCGATTAGAGCAAATATTGTCATTAGGACATTAATAACAACTGCTAGGACATGTTCTGGTGCAATTATGCCACAATATATTCCACCTTTGGGTACACAAAGAGCCACTACATTGTTACAACAATCTCAATCGATAAGAGAGGTGGTTCCATTATCCACAGGGAGCCAAGTTGATATTACAGCACCTTGGGTTGATGCATTTTTAGCACGAAACTTGTCAACAAATACCGGAAGTTTAGGAACCTTCAGAATTTCGCGTGTAACACCATCGCAGATAGATTCAGTTAGAATCAAGATACAGATTTTCTGTCCGTTAGAAACATTGAGAGTAGAATATCCAACATTCATTGATCAACCTGTCGCATTGGCTAATTTGTTGGTCGAAAAGGAGAAGATAGAACAGTTGATTGCTAGAATGAATGAGAAACCAACAATTCAAGTTTCGAAAATTTATCCACAAATGCAGATGAATTCATTGAGAAATATGATGCAGAAGGTTATGGCTTCAAAGCCGCAACATAATCCATCTGATGCTCCGATTACAGCAATCAAGTATCACCCAGGTACCCAATTTTTAAATGATCAAGGCACAGTTCCCATTCACAATCTGACCATTTCAAAACAACAAGAAGTGGAAGTTGCGGATGGACAATTTGGTTCAGGCATCGATGAGATGGAGGTTGAAAAGATCATGAATAGTGAAAATATTATTGGTGTTTTCCCGTTGGCAGTGGCAGATGCAGTTCACACAGTGTTATATGCACGTCCTTGCACTATTACCGATTTTATTGGTTCAACAGCAGGAACGCCAGCAGTGACAACAATGACAGTTTCTCATCAAATGTTTGCCGCATCAATGGCACAACAATGGTCAGCCAAGTTGCATTTTAAAATTTGTGGAACACATAA